TTGCGATGCCACAATTCTTATCTGCTGCTGATAGAGCACGAAATGCGAAGGAAACGGCAGATATTCAAATAATTAAAAATGCAACGCAGCTCTATATGATCGTTAAAATTGTAAATGTAAAGAAGTGCTTGTTTACTGTATCTTTTGATGGTTGAATATCTAATTCGTCAAAAATCGTCAAAAATTTTATTTAAAAATATTAGCAACTGCATTTGATGCTGCTGCTTTCATTTCATCGTTATAATGTACGTAGGTTTTCATAACCATTTGTGGTGTATCACCTAGTAGTGATGATACAGTTTTTACATCTAGTCCATTCGCTAATAGCTTTGTAGCATAGGTATGTCTAAGGTTATGTGCTGATAGGTTATCTCCAAAGCGTTTTAAGTATGTGTTTATTTGCCATTTAACACCATTTTTCTTGTATGGGTTTAATACAAGGTCATGTTCAAACTCTAACTCATGTGATTTATACTCTATAAGTATATTCTCCAATATAGGCGGAATTGGCAAAATTCGCACCGAATTGGCGGTTTTGGTTTTCTCAAAGGTAATAACACCTTTACGGAAAGAAAGTTGCTTGTTGATATGAATTTGGCGATTTTCTAGGGATATATCATTCCAAGTTAAACCATATACCTCACTAAACCTCATGCCAGTATATCGTGCTATTTGTAAGAAATAATATGCTTGTGGATATTTCTCACGCATGAACTTTGCGAATTGGTTTAATTCCTCATCGGAAATCGTGTGGATCATACTTTTTCGCTCAATGCGTGGCAACCTAACACCAGTACATGGGTTATCTGAAATTATCTTGTATGGGTTTATCGCTATATAGAATATCCTTTCTACTACCTTATAATACGAATTAATGGTAGTAGGTGATGTAGCCATTTTGTTTATTACATTTTGGATATGTAGTGGCTTAACATCTGACAATTTCATATTGTGAATAGAATTGAAAGCACACACCGCATGACGATACATAACTAATGTATTATGCGTAACGTGTGCCTTTTTTATTTCAAGGAACATATTCGCAAATTCCTTGAAAGTTAATTCTTTTAATTCTGTATCTTTTGTGAGTAGTGCGGTTTTGTCTAACTCTTTAACTATAACGTGTCCGAATTCTTTAGCCTCACGTTTTGTTTTGAACCCTTGTTTAGATTTCTGTTTCCACTTATAGCCGTCTTTGTATGCGACTATGATTTGAAACCCTTTATCTTTTTTTCTGATAGTGAAATTGTATTGCATAATTCACCTCATAATATATGTGTGTAGAAGTTGATGCCCTCAAACTCTATTTCCCTTGCGTGTGCCATGCGTTCTATTAAATCAATATGAGCATGACTATACATATCATCATTTAATATATGACCTATCTCATGTAGTATACCCTTGCGTTGTACATCAATAGGTTTATCGCTATTAACGAGAATGGTGTAAGTGCCATCATCGTTTAGTTTTAATACCGCAGTTTGTGTAGGTCTTAACTTAGTGTAAATCAAAACTATATTCATAATACTTAACCCCCTTATGGGGATATTGTACATAAAAGAATGTGTATAAAATTCCGCATCACTTACTTGTTATTAAACTGAACAACCAAACTAAAACAGAAGTAAGCCATATAGACATTGAGGAAACAATACCTATGCTTAATATAAGGTTAGGTTTGTAATTTATAAATAATACATTTAGTAGAATTGAAATGATTAACCATGGAACAAAAACTGCATAAGGTTTGTTTTGTTTTGAATAGAACAATATAAACACTAGTGTGGCTATGATACCTATAATACCTGCAACAGTAGGATAGCCAAAGAAATAAGCCACTATAGATACAACAGATAATAGCAATTCCATATTATTTACCCTCACGTTTCTTTAACATTTCAATAGTGTTTATTACAAATTCAATATCATCCTTTGACATATCCTTACTTGCATCAAAGAGTAATTTAAGATTTGGGTTATCTTTTACGGCTTGTGCGTATTCTGTAACAGATGGATCATTATAATATGGTTCTTTGTCAGAGTATTTGTTTTCGATTAAATCAGCTTTATTCACTCTAAAGTAATTAGCCAATCTTTCAATCTTATCAATGCGTGGATAGTTATCACCATTTAACCAACTAGCAAGAGTTGTATATGATACGTTGTTATCATTGGCTACTTCATTTCTAGTCTTATTATATAAATTCATATAATATCTTAGGTTTTTAGCGAATATTTCTTTATTTCCTAAATCACTCATTGCTTTCACCTCTCTGTGATTTTTAAAATTTTTATTTACTATCTATATCATATATTTAAACTGTAAAAAAATCAATTATTTTTTTTAGATTTTACAGAAAAACTGTTGACATTACAGTTTAACTGTAATACAATACAATCAACAAATAGATAAAGCGAGGTGATAAATTGACACAAGAAACATTTGTTCAAGATGGAATGACCTTAAAAGCAGCTAGAGTAAATGCTGGACTAACTCAAAAGAAAGCAGCAGAAATGCTAGGTATTAGCGAATACACGCTAATCAACTATGAGAAAGGGAAATCTTCTCCTGATGTTCATGTATTGAAAAAGATTGAAAATTTATATGGTGTTCCGTACCACAGAATTATTTTTCTGTAATATTTTTTTGCACTAAAATTACAGTTAAACTGTAATTTAGAGAGGCGGTTTTATGTTAGTTCAAAATCATAATGATTTAACTGTTGCCAATAAAATTTATAGCCAAAACTCAACTATGTTTGGTTATGCAGGCAGAAATGATGAATACGCACAATACTGGCGGAAACTCATCAAGGCTAAATGGCATAAACGAAACCAATCAAGATGGAATAAGAAAGTTATTCTATCATGGGTAAAGTTAGCTAGAACGGCTGACCTCCACGCAAGGAACGAAAAGCGATGGAGAGCCTAGTATACACGGCTAACCAAGTAGCGGAACTATTTCAAATTTCACTAACTGCAGTGTATGACCTAAGAAATAAAGGCAAACTAAATCAACTGCCGAATGTAAGCGGTGTGAGGTTTAGTAAAAAAGAGGTTGAAGCATTAGCAGGAGTTGAAAGTGAATACTCTGCTATTGGTTACAGAAAATTAAAAAACGAGGTAGAGCGATTAGAAAAAGAAAACAAAAAGTTAAAGAGTGAAATAAAAAAAATCACCAGCCAAATGCTAGTGATTGTAGGAGAAGATTTGAATGATTAAGTTATGTTATGCACTACGCACCATTGCAGCGATATTAGTTGTTGGTGGAATGGGAAGTCTACAGTTGGACACGATAGATTTTTGGACATTCTTTTGTCAAACAATGCTAGGCATGGTGATGTGGTTATTAGTTGGATATTGGTTAGATGATATTCGATATTATGAAAATAAAAAAGTCCGCTAGTGAAAAGTGTAGAAGAAGTTTCAGCGGACTTTGTGTAGAGATATTGGAAAATACTCTACTTGTATTTTAACACAAGGAGAATTTGAATGCCAAGTTTATATGAACTAAATAAAGATTATAAAGAGTTGCAAGCAATGTTAGAAGTTGCAGAAACAGAAGAGGATATGCAAGCTATCCAAGATACTTTGGATATGTTAGATTGCAGCATTGATGAAAAAATCGAAAATACTGCAATGTTTATCCGTAACATCAAAGGTGATATTCAAGCGTTTAAGGATGAGTCAAAACGGCTAAGTGCTAAAGCTAAGACTTTAGAAAACATGACAGAACGATTGAAAAATAACATTGATCACGTAATGAAAGAAAACCAACTAACAGAAAAGAAAGTTGGACAATTCAAATGCTACTACAAAGAAAGCGAAACAGTAGAGATTGATAACTTGGATGCACTACCTGATGAGTTTAGAAAAGTAACAATCGCAGCCGATAAGGTGGCAATCAAAAAAGCTATCAAGAACGAACAAGAAGTAGCTGGTGCAAGAATTGAAAAACACATGAACTTACAGATTGGTTAGGTGAATAATGAAGTTTAGAGAGTTAAAAGCAAGTGAGATAGATTGCAGAATACAATCTATAGGACAAAACAAAACAGGAGCGGTTGGAACAACAATTCTTTTATATAAAGATGCACGTGTTGATATGAATATCCTTGATGAAACTGTAGGTGCTATGAACTGGCAACGTGAACATTCTGTAGTTAATGGCAACTTATATTGTACGATATCGATTTGGGATGAAGTAAAAGAACAATGGATATCTAAAAGTGATGTGGGAACAGAGAGCAACACGGAAAAAGAGAAAGGACAAGCATCTGATAGTTTTAAAAGAGCTGGTTTTAACTGGGGTATCGGTAGGGAATTATACTCCGCACCATTTGTGTATATTCAACTTGATAAATCGGAATATATAGAAAGGAACGGAAAGCTAACATCAAACGCAAAATTCAAAGTAAAAGACATTGCCTACGATGAAAACAGAAATATTGTGCGGTTAGTTGTTGTAGATAGTAAAGGGAAAGTACGTTATACCTTTGGTGAAAATACACAACAACAAACGCAAGAAACTGTGTACAACTGGCAAACATTAAAAGCTAGAGCCACACAAGGCGGTATTAGTGAAGATGATTTGAAACACTATCTAAAAGAAACGCTAAAAGTTAATGAGTCAAAAGACATGACACAAGAACTTTATCAACAAGCGTTCAACTGGGTGAACGCCCAAAGGTACGCTAAACGATGAAATGGACAACAAATAACATCGAAACGTTAAGAAGTCCGCTAGGTGTAATGGTAGTAATACCTGCACCACATGACAATGATCTATCAAAGATTACTACTGACAAAGAATACACAGTAGAAATCAAACGTAAAGCTAAATCAAGAAGTCTAAATGCCAATTCTTATTGCTGGCTTATAGCACAGAAGATTGCAGTTGAGTTAAGCAAAAATAGTTACACAACAAAAGAAGATGTATACAAAAAAGCTATAAAGGACTGTGGACATTTCACATATGTTCCAGTCCGTGAGGATGCAGTCGAACGCTATATTCAAATATGGCAAGGACACGGAATAGGCTGGTTAGCAGAAGATGCTGGCGAATGTCAGAGCCTAAAAGGTTATCACAACATCATGTGTTACCACGGCAGCAGCGTATACAACACAAAAGAAATGAGCCGATTAATAGAGTGTTTAGTCGATGAATGTGAACAACTAGGTATCAAGTTAGAACCTAGTGAATACATTCAATCACTCATAGAGGGGTGGGAGAGTGAACAACAGAAAGAAAAGGGATAACAAATTATATTCAGTAACACGAAAACAAGCCTATGAACGTGATAACGGACAATGCGTTATATGTGGTTACAGGGCTGAACAATGCCATCATATAGTGTTCCGTTCACAAGGCGGTTTAAGTGATTTAAGAAATCTGGCTTGCTTGTGTATGCAATGCCACAATCAAGCACACGGCGTGTTCGCAAAAGAGATACGCAAACACTTATTAGAGGAAATAGAAAAGAGGACTGATGAATATGAAAAAATGCAAAATTAATGGATATGAAAAATTGGATATGGTAAGAGCATTAATCAATGCAAGACTTGGTTATTACAAACGTAAACAAGGAGATAAAACATTTCATCAAGATATTATCGACGAATTAGAGTGTATCAATGAAGTTGTCTATGCTGGGTTGAACTCGTTCTTACGTGAAGTTGTAGAAGAAAAATTAAGTAAGGAATAGCCTATGGCAGAACCTAAAAGATATTTTTGGTTGAAGTTGCATAAAGATTTCTTCAAAAGAAAAGAGATAAAGCGATTACGTAAGATTGCTGGCGGTGATACATACACGATCATATACCTAGAAATGATGCTCCGTTCAATCATGGATGATGGCAAACTATTCTTTGACGGCTTAGAAGATGATTTCGCATCTGAACTAGCATTAGACCTAGATGAAGATGAAGAAAACGTAAAAATCACCATACAATACCTATTAAAAACAGGATTATTAGAAATACGTTCTGATGAAGAATACTATCTACCAGATACAAAAGATAGTACAGGGTGTGAAACTGCTGCAGCTAGCAGAATGCGTAGGTGTAGAGCTAAAAAAGAAAAAATAGAGCGTAACAATGTTACATCAATGTTACAAAGTGGTTACGGAGAGATAGAGAAAGAGTTAGAGATAGAGAAAGAGTTAGAGATAGAGAAAGAATTAGATACTAAGGCGAATAAATCGCCTACCAAAGCTAAACGCTTTGTTAAGCCTACTCTATCTGAAATCGAACAGTACTGCATTGAACGTAATAACAATATAAACGCTGCACAATTTTATGACTACTACGAAAGTAATGGTTGGAAAGTTGGTAAAAACTCCATGAAAGATTGGAAAGCAGCGGTTAGAACTTGGGAACGTAGCGAATACAGAAAACCTAATTCTAAAAAGAATAGCAAGGAAGATGCAATCAACGTAGTTAATAACTTGATGAATAAGTTAGGGGGTGTAGATACTGAACAACCAACAACAGACTTTGAAAGCACTATCGATGTTACAGATAGCGTGGTCTACTGATATGTCAGAGCAACGCATGATGTTGTATGTAACAAAGTTATCCAATGTAAACCCAGTAACCCTTGAACAAGCAATAAGCAATCTAATTGATAGATGTAAATTCTTACCAACGATTGCAGAAATCAGAGAGGAATGTTCCGCATTAAGTGCATTTGTAAATGCACATGAGGAACTTCCTACTGCACAAGATGCATGGGAAAGAGTGTATCAAGTAGCTAGATCATATGGCTATGAAAAGGGTTTAGACAAGTTAGAGGGTTTAACAAAACAATGTGCCAAAGCAATTTGGAAATCGTTTGACCCTCAAAATGGCGATAACTTCAACGAAACATCATGTAGAGCGCAGTTTGTTAAGAACTACGAAGTACAAGAAACACGAGAACGTGAGCGTTTAAGATTATCTAATTCGATTAAAGATAATCACTTGTTAGTAAAAGCACGAGAAAAAGCAGAACGTGAACGAGCGTTACTAAATGCAGGTCAAAAGCAAATTGAAATGACCGCTACTGGAAACTTGGTAGAGGTCGCAAAAGAACCAGTAGATGTAAAAGAAATAATCAACAAAA